CTGTATGAATCCCGCCTGAAGGGAAAGCTGCACGTAATCAGCAAGCGATATACGCAGCGAATTGAGCGGCATAACCTGAATCTGAGGCAGCATCTGGCAAGGCTGGGAAGGAAGTCGCTGTCGTTCTCAAAATCGGTGGAGCTGCATGATAAAGTCATCGGGCATTATCTGAACATAAAACACTATCAATAAGTTGGGACCATTACCCGGGCGTTGTCGTTTCTGCGGGTCGCGCCTCTCTGATCGGTGACGTAAACTCTGGTGTCATCATCGCGCCGTGGGAAAAGGGCTACATCATGTCAGCAAAAAATCTCAGCGAAGAGCTGTTTAAACCCCGCTTCAAACATCCTGAAACTTCCTCGCTGGTGCGCCAGCGCCACCATCTGACCGCGACCCTGCACTCCACGCTGGAGGGCGAAAGCCACACCGGCTGGTATCGTATGCTGAACCGGCTGCTCTGGAGCTGGCGCGGGCTTTCGCCGCTGGAAATCGGCGAGGTACTGGCGCGCATCGCCGCCAGCCGCGCGGAGCGCACCAGCGAGGCGTGGCTGGATACGGTGATCGGCTATCGCGGCGGCAACTGGATTTACGAGTGGAGCAAACAGGCGGCGTTCTGGCAGCAGAAAGCGCAGGAGGCGGGCGATACGCCGGAGGCGGGCCAGCACTGGCTGCATGCGGTGAATCTCTACAGCCTGGCCGCCTGGCCGCACATTAAAGGCGACGAGCTGGCGGAGCAGGCGCAGATCCTGGCCAGCCGCGCCTATGAGGAGGCGACGCTGCGCCTGGATGGGGAGCTGAAAGAACTGACCTTTTCTGTTCAGGGCGGCAGCGCTATCACCGGTTTCCTGCATATGCCGCCTGGCGTCAGCGCACCTTATCCTACGGTGCTGCTGTGCGGCAGTCTCGACAGTCTGCAAATCGATAACTATCGCCTGTTCCATGATTATCTGGCGCCGCGCGGCATCGCGATGTTGACCATCGATATGCCGTCGGTCGGCTTTTCCTCTAAATGGAAGCTGACGCAGGACACCAGCTTCCTGCATCAGCAGGTGCTGCGCGGGCTGGACACGGTGCCGTGGGTCGATCATACGCGCGTGGCGGCGCTGGGCTATCGCTTCGGCGCGAACGTAGCGGTGCGGCTGGCCTTTCTGGAGGCGCAGCGGCTGCGCGGCGTCGCCACGCTGGGGCCGATCGTGCATGCGCTGCTGGCGAATCCCGCTCAGCAGACGCATGTGCCCGATATGTATATCGACGTGCTGGCCAGTCGTCTCGGCATGGCGCACGCCACCGATGAGACGCTCAGCGCCGAGCTGAACCGCTATTCGCTGAAAACCCAGGGGCTGCTGGGCCGCCGTACGCCGACGCCGATGTTGGCGGGCTACTGGCAGAACGATCCCTGGAGCCCGGAAGAGGATGCGCGGCTGATCGTCAACTCCTCGGCCAGCGGCAAGCTGCTGCCGATCGGCTTCTCGCCGGTGCTGAATAACTTCGATCGCGCCTTGCAAACGACCTGCGACTGGCTGCTGCAACAGTTGAAGTGATAAGTTGCTATTTCGCCTCAGTTTGCTAAAACTGTTAGCTCATTTAAGGAGGTGTAAACCATGACGTTACCGAATGGACATCCCAGAAGCCGGTTAATTAAACGTTTTACCGCGCTGGGCCCCTATATCCGCGAGAACAAATGCGAAGATGGGCGTTTCTTTTTCGACTGCCTGGCCGTTTGCGTTAATGTTAAGCCTGCACCGGAAAATCGTGAATTTTGGGGATGGTGGCTGGAGTTGGACGCACAATCCGACCACTTTACCTATCAGTACTACTTTGGTCTGCACGATAAGGATGGCGAATGGAAGCCATGCGCAATCAAAGGCAAAGAGAACGAAGAAAAGCTGGAAGAGACGCTGCGTAATTTCCATGAACGACTGAAAGCTACCCTGGCCGAGCTGGAGCTGGGACTGCGACCGGCGGAAGGCGCCAGCGAGCAGCCGGTGAAACTCACCGCCTGATCGCGCGACGAACAGAAAAGGGCAGGCGAATCGCCTGCCCTTTTTTTATCCTGCAAGATGGCGAGCGACCAGCGTCCTGTTGCAGCAATCCGGGTGGATTCAGGCCGCTGACCGCGCGCCGCCGCGCATCAGAACTGGTAGGTCATGCCGATCGCCACGATATCGTCGGTGTTGCGGTTCAGCGTGTTGTTGTCATCCAGCAGGTTGATTTTATAATCAACGAAGGCTGACATGTTTTTGTTGAAGTAGTAAGTCGCGCCGACGTCAGCAAACTTGTAGTAATCCGCATCGCCCACGCCGCCTTCGATATCTTTTACTTTAGTCTGCACGTAGGCCAGAGAAGGACGCAGGCCGAAATCAAACTGATACTGCGCCACCAGCTCGAGGTTTTGCAGCTTGTTGGCGTAGCCGCTGACGCTGACATCTTCGCCGCCAACCTGCGCGGTGCCGCTGATCGGGTTCATATTGCGCGTTTCCGCCCAGGTGGCCGCCAGGTAGACGCCGTTATCGTCATACTTCAGGCCGGTCGCCCAGGCTTCCGCTTTCTCGCCGCCGCCGAAGTCGCTGTTCTTCTGATCCAGCGTACGGTTGGAGGAGGAGACCGCGCCTTTGATGCTCAGGCCGTCGATGATTTTATAAGAAAGAGAGGCCGCCATGCCGTCGCCGTTAGAGACGCCGTCGCTGCGCGTAGAGCTTTCGTTTTTCCCCTGATATTGCAGAGCGAAGTCCAGGCCTTCCACCAGACCGAAGAAGTTGGTGTTGCGGTAGGTGGCGACGCCGTTGGTGCGTGTCAACATGTAGACATCGGCGGAAGTATAGGCGGTGGCGCCGAACTCCGGCATCATATCGGTGATCGCTTCCACGTCGTAAATCAGACCGTAGTTGCGGCCGTAATCGAATGAGCCGTAGTCGCCCGCTTTAATACCGGCGAAGCCCAGACGGGTTTTGTTGCCGACGTTGGAGTCGCTTTCCGGGTTGTTGAGGTTGTACTGATATTCCCACTGGCCATAGCCGGTCAGCAGTTCGTTAATCTGGGTCTGGCCTTTGAAGCCGATACGCACGTAGGACTTGTCAGCGTTGTTGCTGGCGTTGGTTTCCGCATCGCTGATGTAGCGCATTGCTTTCAGTTTGCCGTAGAAATCCAGCTTGTTGCCGTCTTTGTTGTACACTTCGGCGGCCTGGGCGGCGGAGCTCAGAGCCAGTGCGGAGATCAGCAGTGCCAGTGCGTTCTTTTTCATTTGTTATCTATCCCGATGAGTAAAAAAATAAAAAGTTTTGAGACTTCTTGTAAAAAACAGGAACGTTTTTACCGGGATTGTGTGAATGTTTTATGAAGCTTTTCCGCTTTTCTTGTGAAGGGCGAACTTTTGGTCTACACCGCTGTCGGCAATTTTCCACGCTTTTCCTGCGCTGACGGTTGGCTTCCATCCTGACTCCTGATAAAACGTCCCTTCAAAGACATTTTTACTACGGCAGGAAAACATGAGCGGCAGTCAGACCCTGGTGGTCAAACTGGGGACCAGCGTGCTGACCGGCGGATCGCGTCGGTTAAATCGGGCACATATTGTGGAGTTAGTTCGTCAGTGCGCGCAGCTGCACGCGGCGGGCCATCGAATTGTGATCGTGACCTCCGGCGCCATGGCCGCCGGACGTGAACACCTGGGTTACCCGGAACTGCCGCCTACCATCGCCTCAAAGCAGCTGCTGGCTGCGGTGGGGCAGAGCCGTTTGATCCAACTGTGGGAACAGCTGTTCTCCATCTACGGCATCAATATCGGGCAGATGCTGCTGACGCGCGCGGATATGGAAGATCGCGAACGCTTCCTGAACGCGCGCGATACGCTGCGCGCGCTGCTGGATAACAATATCGTGCCGGTGATCAACGAGAACGACGCGGTGGCGACGGCGGAGATCAAAGTCGGCGACAATGATAATTTATCGGCGCTGGCGGCGATCCTGGCGGGCGCCGATAAGCTGCTGCTGCTGACCGATCAGCAAGGGCTGTTTACCGCCGATCCGCGCAGCAATCCGCAGGCGGAGCTGATCAGCGACGTTCACGCCATCGATGACGCGCTGCGCACCATCGCCGGCGACAGCGTCTCCGGGCTGGGCACCGGCGGCATGAGCACCAAGCTCCAGGCGGCGGACGTCGCCTGCCGCGCCGGCATCGATGTGATTATCGCCGCGGGCAGCCGTCCGGGCGTGATTGGCGACGTGACGGAGGGCAAGCCGGTCGGCACCCGTTTCCATGCGCAGCAGTCGCCGCTGGAGATGCGCAAGCGCTGGATTTTCGGCGCGCCGCCTGCGGGCGAGATCGTGATCGACGACGGCGCGCTGTCGGCGGTGCTGGAGCGCGGCAGTTCGCTGCTGCCAAAGGGCATTCGCGAGGTAAGCGGCAACTTCTCCCGTGGCGAAGTGATCCGCATTCGCAGCCTGCTGGGCCGCGATATCGCCCACGGCGTGTCACGTTATAACAGCGATGCGCTGCGCATGATTGCCGGTCATCACAGCCAGGAAATCAGTGATATCCTGGGATATGAATATGGTCCGGTTGCGATGCACCGTGACGACATGATTGTCAGCTAAGGGGGCATGAATGCTGGAAGAAATGGGCAAGGCGGCCAAAGCGGCCTCATATCAGCTCGCCACGCTGACCACCGCGGAGAAAAACCGCGTTCTGATGACCATCGCCGACCAGCTGGAAGCGCAGAGCGCGGCTATCCTCGCGGCCAATGAGCAGGATCTGGCAGATGCGCGCGGTAACGGCCTGAGCGAGGCGCTGCTGGACCGTCTGATGCTGAACCCGGCGCGCCTGAAGGGCATCGCCGATGATGTGCGCCAGGTATGCCGCCTGGCCGATCCGGTCGGCCAACTGATCGACGGTGGCCAGCTGGACAGCGGGCTGCGTATTGAACGCCGCCGCGTGCCGCTGGGCGTGGTCGGCGTTATTTATGAAGCGCGCCCCAACGTGACGGTGGACGTGGCGTCGCTCTGCCTGAAAACCGGCAACGCCGTGATTCTGCGCGGCGGTAAAGAGACATACCGCACCAACGGCGCCACGGTGCGCGTGATTCAGTCCGCGCTGGCGCAGCACGGCCTGCCCGCTGGCGCGGTGCAGGCGATTGAAAGCCCGGATCGCGAGCTGGTGAACCAGCTGCTGAAGCTGGATCGCTATGTGGATATGCTGATTCCGCGCGGCGGGGCGGGGCTGCACAAGCTGTGCCGCGAGCAGTCGACCATTCCGGTGATCACCGGCGGCATCGGCGTTTGCCATATCTATATCGACGCCGACTTTGAGCCGGAAGCGGCGCTGAACGTCATCGTCAACGCGAAAAAACAGCGTCCCAGCGCCTGCAACTCGGTCGAGACGCTGCTGATCAACGCCGCCGTCGCCGACGCTTTTCTGCCGGCGCTGAGTCAGCGTATGGCGCAGGAGGGCGTTAAGCTGCACGCAGACGAACGCTCCCTGCCGCTGTTGCAGCAGGGGCCAGCCGAGGTAGAAGCGGTGAAGGCGGAGCAGTATGACGACGAGTGGCTGTCGCTCGATTTGAACGTGCGCATCGTCGCCGATATGGATGAGGCGATTGCGCATATCCGCGAGCATGGCACCCAGCATTCCGACGCGATTCTGACGCGCGACACGCGCGCCGCCGATCGGTTTGTCCGACAGGTGGATTCCTCGGCGGTCTATGTCAACGCCAGCACCCGCTTCACCGACGGCGGCCAGTTCGGTCTGGGCGCGGAAGTGGCGGTCAGCACACAGAAGCTGCACGCGCGCGGCCCGATGGGGCTGGAGGCGCTCACAACCTATAAGTGGATTGGCTACGGCGACGATACCATCCGGGCGTAACGGGCAGGACAACGACTTGTGGTTGGTTAAGTGTGTAGCGGAGCGGCTGTAGCGCTGGCTCGTTCTCAGATGAAAAACCGCCCGCTGGCGACAAAAGCAGCATCCGATGCGGCGCCTCTTGACTCAGGCGCCGCTTTTTTTTAACGTTACAGCCCGTAGCATCCCTTCCCAAAGCCGGTATAGCTCAGTTGGTAGAGCAGCGCATTCGTAATGCGAAGGTCGTAGGTTCGACTCCTATTACCGGCACCAGTCAAATCAACGCCTTACGCTATATTCACCAGGTCGGCAAATCCACCTTGTGTCATTTTTGTGTCATTACTCCCCAAAAATGAGTCAATTTGCATCGCGTGCTGGGTCAGGTGGCTGGGTGCCAGGTGAGCATAACGCTGTACCATTTCGATACTTTCCCAACCGCCCATCTCCTGAAGTGCTGAAAGCGGAACCCCCGACTGCACAAGCCAGCTCGCCCATGTATGGCGAAGGTCATGGAACCGGAAATTTTCAATCCCCGCTCGCCTTAACGCTGCCCTCCATGCCGTGTTAGCATCAACACGCATCTTCCTGACAGATTGTGTTCTGGTTCCGTCCGGGCGCACCGACGATTCCGTATGAACGAATACCCAGCGGTTATGTTTCCCAACCTGATCGCGAAGTATCTTGCAGGCCGTGTCATTAAGGGCGACCCCAATCGCCCTACCTGCTTTAGCGTCTTCAGGGTGTATCCATGCAACCTTCCTCTGCATATCGATTTGCGACCATTCAAGGTTAACGATGTTTGAACGTCGCAACCCGGTAGCCAGGGCAAACACGACAACCGGCCGGAAGTGATCTGGCATCTCCCTGATAAGCGATTTTGCCTCTTCCTTTGTCAGCCAGCGGATGCGTTTGTTCTTCGGCACAGGGCACCGAATGTTGGGCGCTTTCTCTATCCATTTCCATTCATTGGCCGCACAACGAAGCAAAGCCCGGATGAAAGCAAGGTGGGTTGCTTTTGTTGCCTGTGCGGCCGGCTTCTCCTTGTATGGTGGAACAGGCTTTCCCTGCCTGATTTTGCTGTCCCGCATGGCTTCCCAGTTCAGAAGGTGTTTGCGGTTCACCATTCCTGCCACCGCCTCCAGAATTTTATCTTCCGTGATTTCACTCAGGTTCTTTCCTTTGAAATGCTGAAGCCAGAATCCGATCCGGCTTTTATCGTCATCAAGACTCTTTTTATACTGCTTCTCATTGAGCCAGCGCACGCAGGCTTCTTCAAACGTCCTGCTTTTATACTCGCCCAGTTTCTCAACGCGCCAGGCTTCCGCCTTCAGCTTGTCATAGAGTTCCTGAGCCTGCCTTTTGTCCGATGTTTCAAGAGACCGTCTAATTCGCTTGCCACCAGGCGTAACGAAGTGGCAGTGCCACGTACTCCCACGGAGTTGGATTGACATGCTTTATCCTCCTGCATACCAACCGCATTCACGGCCCGATTGTGGATCGGGTTCTTCAGAGCCGCAATACAGTCTGACTTACAAATTAGATAGGGACTTTTCTTTTTATCAGGATTTATCTGCGTAGCTGCGAGCCTGCCTGACCGTATCCACTCAGAAACGGTGCCTTTATCAATGCGCAGGAATGCCGCAGCTTCTTCACGAGTGAAGACCTGCTCTTCCATAGATGACCTCTACAGGTAGTTGAATATTGCTCTGGCGATGATGATCGCAATGATGGTGATGAGAAGGTGAAGTGGGGTGATCATGCGTACCACTTATCGATTTTGTCGTATTCCTCGACCACATCCTGATAGCCGAGTGATTTCAACAGGTCGCAGATCACATCGTCTGCATTTACATGGGCAATCTTTTTGTCACGAAGAACCTGAAGTATTCTGAGCTTCGCAAGCGCTTCCTCTCTGGACATAACAACTCCTCACGCATAGCGCGATAGTGAATAGGGGGAGGTAGTTAGTGACTAGCGTGCTGCTCGCGTTCTTTCTTAGTCGCGTAACGCCAAGTGAAGCCGCGATGCGACTTTGCTCGACCGCTAATTGCTTCTTTGATACCGGATCGGTGGAAGCCCGGCGCATAGTATGCAGAGCGGAAATAAACCTGTTCACCGGTCTGCATATGAGTGCCGATAACGGCCATCTGACGAGAAGGCATCTCTTTCATCGAGTCATCTCCTTATCTATTTCCCGCACGAAATAGCTGAGCCAGCGCTTTGCTGGAAACGTACCGGGCGGGAGGCATTGAATTGTTCTGGCGTGTTTATCGAGAAGGGTGGTGATGATGCTGTCGTGGTCTGACTTTGGCCGGCCGTCGATGGCCTTGATGATTTCAGCTCTGCACTTCCTTGCTACGGAGCGAATGGCATTCTCCGCTTCGGGCGTCATTACTCCTCCGGAGGTTCAGGTAGCGGCATCCAGTGACTAGGTTCCTGCGCCATGCGCTCACCATCGTACAAAATATGATAGCGCTGCTTAGGATCGTCTTCATCAAAGACGAAAATAACGTCCTCTATATGACCGGTACGAGGCCAGTATGCCATCACTGCCTCTTCACCTTCGGGCATTCTCTCACTGCATTTAATCCACTCGGTCACATCAACCTCCTCTGCTTCTCCGCCCACACCATGCGCTCATGGTCGGTTCGGCACTCATCGCTACAGAAATGCCCCTTGTCTATCGACTCATTGCACCAGTGGCATTCTCCGTTGTAGGTCATCTGCGGCGCCGGTCTGTTAGCCAGAGCTATCTCTATCAGCTGCTGCTCGCGTTCTGCGGCTTCATCAATCGGGTCTGCAAAATTCATGTTGTCTCTCCGAAATTTGGCAATAAAAAACCCCGCCGGAGCGAGGTCGTTAGAGTTCGAGCATTATCGATGGGGCGCTGGCCTCGGCCGATATCTTGCTACCGCGGTTGAAATAATTTCTGCGTCAGGAATCACATCACAAACAACATGATAATAATAATCGCCGCATTGTATTAAGTTCACCTTTTCCGTAACCTTGCGAACGTTATAACCCTCAGTTGGCCCTTCATCTCGAACGCTTTGTACTGGGTTTTTTGGTAAGAATGTTAGCTCGGCAAGGTTAGGGTCGCTCTCCTTAACCTCCCCATTCCACCCATACCCAAAAATCATATAATCCTCGGTCACTTCCCTTCCTCCTGTTTCAGATAAACCGGGTCAGTTCCTTTAGGCAGCTGCAACGCCACCTGCCTGTAATGCTGCAGGCGCTCGCGGAAATACTCCCTTAACTCCGCTGGCTGCTGCATCTCTACTTCCATGGGAATAACGGGCTGATTCAGGCGCTCTTTATACGCAACGCCTGATGCCGCTAAATCCACGTTAACCTTATCCCTTTCTTCTTTGCTGCGTGCTGCGAGATTGTGTGACATGCGCCTTACCTTTGGCTTTGCTAATGCAGATAGTATGCTGTTCACATTACCACCGGGCAAAGGCTAATTACATGATCGAAGTTTCATCTATGGAGTATCACTTCTGGCAGTTTATGGTGCTCGTTGCTTTGGGTCTGGGCTACATCTGGGGCAGGGAGAACGGCATCAAGAAAGAGCGATTTGATGCTGAGCAAAGGAATAAGCGCAACAGGGAATAAGTTTTCTCATCTCCTTACCTCACCACACACAAGCCGAGCCAGCGGCCGGCGCTCATTCAGCCTGCTCCTGATGGCTTCGCATTCTGCTTTGGTGGGATAGATGGTTTCAGTAACGGGCAGGGCGTGAGAGTGAGCGGTAATCAGAAGGATGAAGCCTGTCAGCATTTATCCCCCTTACCCAGCGCCTCATACTGCTGCGCGGTGTTGTCGATTAACGACTCAATCAGCGGCACAGGAGTGCCAACGTATTTATCCGCTTCCTCTTTGGTATGGCAGAGGATGCCTTTGACTTCCCACGCCACAGGCTCAGCGGTTAATGCCGCCAGGGCTATGCGCGCCAGTTCAGCAATTTCAGCATCTTTGACACTGAATGCTTTTGAGTGATTAGGTTTAGAATACTCGGCGCATATTTCTGCTATTCGCTCAATCAGTGCCTGCCGTTCTTCATTTGTCATTTTCATTCTGCCACGCTCCCGCCCTCTGGCTTGATGTAATTCATTTCCACTTGTGCCATGACCTCCAGAGCCCTGGCAACACCCTTATCTTGATGGTTCAACACTGCCATAACCATTTTGCCCGCGTGGTTTACGCCCTCCGCCCTCAGCGCATTAGCAGCAGCGTCAGTGGCTGGGGTTTCGGCGGACGCAGTAATCATCTTGCGAACTGCCCGATTAAACCCGACGTCTTCAGCCAGAGAAACGTCATCCATATTTTCATTCATTACATCAATAAATCGCTCATCTGGTATGGATGACTTCAGCGCCACATTCTCAGCAGTCAGCGCTGCTATCTGCGTGTCACGTTGCGCCAACTGTCCTTTTATTGCTGCATTCTCCGCCAGTAACTCATTGGCAATATCTGTAGTATCTCGGCTCATTTCCCCACTCCTTCCACTAATTCCATATCGATAACCCGATAAACGATGTCGTCATGCTCAAGCGACCACAGAGTGCCGCCAGTCATGAATGACACTCTGTTGCCGAGGTGCTTAACGCCAGTAACCTGCACTGCCAGCCCATCCTCAAGCTCAATCAGCCATCCATCGCGTACACGGCCAGCTTCCGTTTTCAGCCTGCGTCTGTGTTTGCGCATAATCACTCCTGACGAGCAGCGCCGAGGAATCCATACCGGCGGTCGCTGTAATCCCACTTCGCATCATCCTGACGCGGCGTGACGACGATTTGAGGCAGAGGAGGGCGCTGGGCTGTCTGCTCTGCATGATGGCGCTGTAGACGCTCTGCATGCCTGTCTACAGTCGATTTAATGCGTTCGTGCTGCTCTCCCTGCCGCATTGCCTGAATGGCTCCGATAACCCCAGCAAGCACCTCCTGCCTGCGGCGTTCCATATCCTTCAGGCGTGACAATTCCGCCCCGGCTTGAGGTGATTGCATGATGTGATTCCTGTAGTGGTTACTTAGAAGGGAGTGAAGCCTGAATCGTCTTGTTGGCCGTACTGCTCGTAATCGTTGTGCTGCGTTGCGCCTTTCTTGCGCTCATCCTTGTCTTTCAGGCCTGACACCATGCGGTCTACCGTTTCCGCTGGCTTACCTTCTGCTTTCTCCTGCAGCGTCTGGCGTGTCTGGGCAATGAACGGCAGGCGAATTTCCAGCCCATACGTATCCGAACCGTCATTCTTGCTACGCAGAACCTTCTGCAGCACCAGTCCGACTTTCTTACCTGCAAATTCCGGCGCCACATACTGATTGGCTGCCTTCATGTAGTTGGTTAGCTGCTTAACGCCGGCGCAACCCATGATGGCGTGAACCATGTTTACGCCGAACGTGTTGGCGCTGCCGTCTTTCTTGCTGACGTAAACGCTGAGGTACTGAACCTTGCGGCCGTCATCAGACTCGCCAGAGAACTCGATGGCTTTGGCGCCGCCCTGAGAGGTTGTGAGAGCAGCTTCCGTAATGGTGATGACATAGGCGCCGGACTCGTTGATAAAACCGCCCATTCCGGCGGTTAATGCTGCTTCTTCGTTGTAGGTAAAAATCACGTTGCTCATGCGGCGTTTTCCTTGAGGTTATGAACGTTTGACAGGCCCCAGTAATCGCAAATGGTTGCGTCTACCATCGCCAGGTCGTTATCAATTTCGTTGGTTTCAAACATACCCATCGGCGACTTCACTGTGTCGGCGCCGTTGTTTTTGGTGGTAAAGAAGAACTGGTCATCGCGGGTGAGGGTTCGCAGGACGATAGTGAACATGCCTTCGACAGTGATTTTTTCATCCAGCATTTTGCCGATCGTTTTCATCTTCACGCGGCCCATGGCTGTTTCTTCGGTATGAGCCAGGAAGTAAACGCGGAGGTCATCAGGGGCGTCCTGAGCGGCTTTAATGATGTCCCATGCGTGCCGGCCGATTTCCGTGAATTTATCAAACGACTTCTCTTCAGAGCGGCGCATAAATTCGTTGCTCATCACGTACTGGAAGTCATCAATGATGACGATGCGCTTTCCGAGGTGGTGAGCCCACTTGATGACATTCACGATCGCATCGTGCTTATCTGTCGATACCACGGTGCCGGTCTTTTTATCCTTGTCCCATGGAGTCCATTCTTTCGATTTGAATGGCAGGGGCTTGCCGATCGGCTTAACCAGCATTGTCTGTTTAGGGTCAATATTGCGCAGGCTCGTTGTTTTTCCTGTGCCTGATTCCCCGAGGATTAAAGTTGCTGTTCCCATGCGGAACCTCCCGTCATTCGTGCCTGCTGCATTTCCGTGCGGTGGTCAGCAATCGCATCCTTCGCTGCCTGCTCATCTGTCATCACTTCCTGCATCAGAGGCTCTGTGATGGCTTTCATCATCTCGATGAAGTAGAAATCGTCGTTAAGCTGCATAGTTGATTACCTTCTTTGTCCATTCCGCCTCCTGGCTTTCATGCCAGCCCACGCAGATTTGTGAGGCCCACTCAATCGCCTCGCGCATTCCTTCTTCGTTGTCAGGAAAAGATGCTTCATACAGCCTGTTAAGCAACCGGCACCCCTGTTGCACAAAGATGGTTCCGTTTACGGGGATAATCGTCATGGTTATGGCCTCCCGGGCTGGCTCAGTGTATTGATTAGGCTTTTCCAGCCGGTACGTAAGCGGCGAGTGATAAGTTCAAGCAGTGATTCGGTGGGGCTGTCAATATCCACGACAAACCCACCACAGATGGATAAAGTCATCGTGGTATGTTCCTGTTATTAAATGGCGAGAACTCACCGTGGTGAGCTAGTGAGTATTTGATATAGGCTTCAGCAGCCTCTTCTTTTGTTTCGTAATGACCTAAATTTTTTCGTTTCCCATTAATGCTTATTCTGGCTGCCCACTTATTTCTTTTTGGGCGCCATGTAACCCCTTTAAATCCTGAGGTATTATCTTTTCTTTTCAGTACATTAGTATTGTTCTGGTGTCTATTGGCTAATCGAAGGTTTGATATTCTGTTATTCAGCTTATCGCCATCAATATGATCTATTTCACTTTCCGGGTAAGAGCCATTGGCTAGCAACCAAACTAAATGATGAGCTGGATAACTTTTTCCGCCGATTTTTACTTTTAAATATCCACGACTACTAATTGTTCCTGCACGCTTACCGGGCTTAATGTTATTGCTTGGACTTATATTCCAACTCAAAAATCCCGTATCACTATCGTAATTAAGCAGGGCGTTAGCCCTATCTAAAGACAGCATAAATCCTCCCCACTTAAATTCGTTTGGTTGGTGTAAAAGAAAGCCCTCATTGCGAGGGCTAAGGTGTCTTACTGTCTGGTTATTGAAGGTCTCTAAAGCGTTGGTGCGTAGCACCGTCAGCCGCACTCATTGAATACGGCTTGCGGTGTTACTCGGATATTGGCTTACCCCAATCATCAGTGCCGGTTTCGTCTGACTTAAATATTTCAACTGTAAAGCACGGGATTACACGGATAGCCTTGCCACAGCATTCCGTCGCTACCGTGCAGGCTTTGTGATACTGATATGCGTTGCTCCATGCGCACTCAGGATAGCTAAGCTCTTTTTTGCAATGTGGACATTCCATCCTCTTCTCCTGTCAGTGGTTACCCAGCGCCTTTGCAATGGCGGCGTGAGCGGCATCAATTGATGGCTGAACAGCCTCAGCGCAGCCTTCCCATCGATTATTACTCTTCGCTGCATGAAGAGCGTTTACCTGATATGCAACCAAGTCTTTTACTGTTTCCTGAAGAGCCTCAAGCAGTTCAGGAGCCGCAGCTATCAGATGGCCGTTTGCCCGCTGCTCTTCTTCAGATATCCAGCGGTGTGCCTCCTCGCTGTCAGCCCAATGCTGGAAGCCTTTATCTGAATACCCTTCAAGAATCAGGCAGCGTGGCGCGTCAGCCACCGAAAAACCTTCGCTGTCGAGGATTGTCGTTGCATCGGAATAGTAATTGCTTGCAGCCCAAGGGCCTTTCGTAAATCCACTCATGCAAACCTCACATACATGTAAACCGCGAACTCAGTCGCGATGATTAATAAACCAATCCAGATGCTCTGCTTCCGTGTAACCATGGTGTTGGCCTGAAATAGGGCGTAAAAAAAGCCGCTCAGTGGCGGCTAGCTGTCTTTATGTAACTGGAGCGCTGAAACGCGAGGCCAGTAATATTTAGGCTTGGCTCTGGAGCTGGGGCTTACGCCAACGCACACTACATAGCTCTCTTCCTTGCGGGGCGTACTGCTCGCATCCAGTTCCATTTTGAATTTCGATTTATGCACGCTTACACCTGCCGGGATAACCTCAACTACATTGCCGATTTTCTTCTTCGCATGGCCTCCCGCCTGGCTAATCCATGAAACTTCATCGCCTAACTTGAAACCCATAACTACCTCACTCTCTATGTGTTGGCCTGAATTCAGGTAATAAAAAGGCCAGCGTTTAGCTGACCCCTCGTTAATCGGTGCCTGCTTTTAACCACATCAGGCGAGGTGGTTCCTCAGCTTTCCACAGTCAAAGGAAACTGATATGTTGGATATTCCACAGTCAATATAGGAATGTTCTTATGGCAAGATATATTGTTCGGGTTGAGCTTCGTGGCGCTGATTCTGAAGACTATGAAAGTCTTCACGAAAAAATGGAAGCTGAATCGCCACGGATAATCTAGACACTTCCGAGCCGTTGATAATACTGGTTTTCATATTCTGTCGGTGACATCTGTTCGCTAGAACCATGCCGACGCTTACTGTTATAAAACATTTCGATGTAATCAAAAATATCACTGCGGGCTTCTTCCCGCGTTCCGTAGATCTTTTTCTTTATCCGTTCACGTTTCAACAACTGGAAAAAACTTTCTGCAACCGCATTATCATGGCAGTTACCGCGACGGCTCATGCTACCCTCCAGGCCGTGTGATTTCAGGAACGACTGCCACTCATGGCTTGTGTACTGACTGCCCTGATCCGAATGAACCAGCACCTGTTTTTCGGGATTACGCCGCCATACAGCCATCAGCAGTGCGTTCAGGACAATGTCCTTTGTCATCCGGGATTGCATGGACCAGCCGATAATTTTGCGTGAGAACAGATCAACAACAACGGCAAGATACAGCCAGCCTTCGTGGGTCCTGATGTAGGTTATGTCCGTTACCCAACGCTCATCAGGAGCATCCGGATTGAACTGTCGCTGGAGCCTGTTGGGTGACACGATACTGGCCTCGCCTTTACGTGCCCGCGGGCTTCGGTATCCGACCTGAGCCTTTATTCCGACACGTTTCATCAGTCTCCAGACTCTGTTTACTCCGCACTGTTGCCCGCTGTCACGCAGATCCAGATGGATTTTGCGATAACCATAGACGCATCCCGATTCCAGCCAGAACTGTTTAATCTGTCCTGTCAGTCTCAGGTCTGCCTGATGGCGTTGTGAATGCGGCTGCTGAAGCCAGGCGTAAAAACCACTGGGATGAACATCCAGCACCCGACAGAGCAGGCGAACAGGCCAGCAACAGGAGTTGTCACGGATAAAGGCGTACCTCAGTCGGACAGCTTTGCGAAGTACGCCGCGGCTTTTTTTAATATGTCCCGTTCGTCGGTAACCCGTTTCAGCTCTTTCTGGAGACGGCGGATCTCGGCCTGAGCATCTGACTGTTCTTTATTAGTGGAAGAATCCGGACCGTACTTCTTTATCCAGGCATAAAGGCTGTGGGTGGTGATATCGAGACGTGTTGCAACGCTGGCAACAGAATAACCGCGATCAACAACCTGTTTGACTGCTTCAGTTTTAAACTCTTCGGGATAACGCTTACCGCTCATGGGCACCTCTCTTTAAGCCATCTTAAATGACTCTGAGGTGTCTGTTAAACCCGTGGCGATTCAAGCCAGAGGTTATAGTCGTGATATTCAGGATTTTGATGGCACCGTGTTTAGGCTTCCTACTGCTGAGTACACCACCCTAAAAAACTCAACCGTTGATAATATCAGGGAAGAGGTTAAGTGGGTTGCTGGAAGCGTCAGGCCTAATTATTACCTGCTAATTACCGAAGTGGCTGACATAGCATGGTGGCTGGCTAAAAAGTAGGCCCGCAACCGCCGTCAGAAGCCTCACCATTAAACGACTTTCTGCGCTCTACCTCATAACGAAGCGCCTTAATCGCAACATTACAGGCATCGGAAAAGCTGATGCCTTCTTCATCCGCCAGTTCCTGCACAACTTTTATCAGTTCATTATCTTGATTTTCCATAACTACCTCGCCGTTACGATGTCTTTAGATTTGCGATAGCCTGCTGCGTTACAGCGGCACGTAATTGGCTTAGGTGATTGGATGGCCGGTGCTGATCTCCGGCGTGCTGAGTTCTCACTCAATCTCATGGTGTCGGCTATGCCGCCTTTACGCTTTCGCACCGTAGCGCATCAGCCTGCGCATTCATCCAATCCCAAAGGCAACTTCTCTTTGGTTCCCCGCATTTCTGCGGAGACAAACCCCATCAATGCCTGCTTAAAGGCAATAAAAAACCCGCCGAAGCGGGTTGTTGTTATGACCATTTCTTTCGGGGGTCTCGTTGATGTGCGTGATTTACCACAAGATGCATGGCATCGCATTTATCACGGCTTATGTCCCCTGTGTATGGCCTAAATGACAAATCAGACATCGTTGCTAAAAGGTGGCGAGGACTAGCGCTTCGCTTTCCTATTCTTTCTACCTTTGTTGCCTGGCGAATTGGTTTAGGTCCAAACTCCACTCCCAACTCATTGGCTTTCTTTTTTGCTTCAGCAATTCGCTTTGCTCTCCGCCGTCCCTTTGCTGTTCTTGGACCTAACGACTTGCCATGAACGATCTCGACCATAATAATCGCCTCTATTCCACCATGAATGTCAATGGCTTACTTTTTCCCTCATATCAGGCTCTCGCTGTTATGGATTCTTTTCTTTTGCTTTTTACTGAGAATATCGCCACCTGAGGCAAACAGCAATTATCCAGAGTGTCATATGTTTTCGTAGTTTGTACTGATACTGCCTTAACTACGCGATCAACCGGCTTGCGGTTCAGTGTGAGGATAGGGCGGCAAGTAGGTTTAGCTTTAACGCCAACCAACAGGGGGTTGGCTTGCTTCCATTCAGCCTGCTTTTCAGCACGAGCTGCACGGCGACGTTCTTGTGCGTTCATCTCATTCTCCTGTCAGTTAGCTTTGGTACTGTCGACGAAGCTGTCTGATAGACAAATTGTCTATCGTGTCGACCAGTCCAAAGCTTGCTGCTTCGAATGTTTGCGCTTCTTCAGCGCGCTATGTTAAGGAGCGAACTTCCTGTTAGTGCTTCAGCGTCCTGCTGATGGATATGATATTCACATATTGTGATTTAATGGTCAATCACGATTTGTGTATAAAGTGCAGGTTACACGTTATGTGTATGATTTTGGTGTGAATTTATTTTTTGCGAGGCATATCACAGGCACAAAAATCCCTCACAAAACTGGGCTCAGTGCTAAGATTCCATGGCTTAACAGGAGGAGGTTGGTGGCATGAGAGACAAAGATGTGGCTGACTTGTACAGGAAGATGATGCCTGAGTTAGGAGAGGTTCTTGGGAGGGCTACTGGCGAACTACTGAGGGAAGGCAGGGCAATTACTAACCTGGCGATAAGGGAGCAGATAACGAGGCTTTATGCTGACAAAGCAGATGACATAGTAGTGCAGATGGCGCTGGCTCTGCTGTCTACGAAGCACTAATACCACTGGTCAGGATTGGAGGCAAAAAAAACCGCCAACAAGGGGAGGATGGCGGAAACACCTTTAACAGGGCAACAGGATGGACAAATCATCAAGTTAAATATATCCAGCGCCTGTTTTCTGTGCAAGCGTAAACAACAAAAAAGCCCGCAAGGAGCGCGGGCAAGAGTAATGCGGACAATTAGCTTGTTCCGGCCCTGAGGCCGTGTCTCTGTGGACAATACTGTTATCGGCAGGGCAGGAGAGAGCTTTAGGGGCGGGCATAAAAAACCCGGCGCGGGGGGGCCGGGCAGGAATGATGATAAATAATATATTTCAAAGTCCGTTTGCTAAGTTCCTCATTTCTTTTTTGTATCTCTCTACCGATGGGTTGACTTCAAGTCTTTGCCCATCGACAGGAAATTTTTTGCCAGCTTCAAGCTTAGCAAGTGGAATTCTTTGTTTGCCTGATATTCGTCCACTAGACAGAAAATCGTCTAATAAATAAAAACAATCTTCAGCTTTTTTCTCGGAGAATAAATCTTCATATTGCTTAGCGATTTCGACGGCCTTTTGAAGAAAATACTTGGTCGAGCTATCAGGATTATTTTTATTCTGTCGGCTCCATCCGCAGTGAGTCATGGTTACTGCATGCACTCTAGGTGTGTTGTTTATACCGGCCTGTTTATTGAATTTATGAAATTCACTATTTTCATTAGCTAGCATATCAAGAGTGAGTCTAAAGGCTTCGATAGAATGCTGATCAACCCTGACTGGGATAATCAATGCCTCTGCAGCACACCACGCAAGGTGTGTGGCTCCGCCAAAGAATGGGCTTGTATCGATGAGGGTTTTTTTTGCCTTAGTTTTTACTATTGCTGATTCTACTATTTTTTTTATAGAATTTAAAACTTTAGCGCTTGGAGACTTTCCCCTTACATCTCCTAACTGGGAAAACTGAGCTAATTGACTATACAGAAGCGAAGGGAACAAAAAAAGTTCTTGTGAGCCGGGAATAATCCAGCTTTTTTTTCTTTCAGAGCCTAAGAATTCTTTATTACCTGCTGAAACCATCATTATAAGGTCATCAAGATCAACCTTATCTGTATTAGTTATTTCACCTAATAAGGCGTCATAGATAGTGGTATCAAAAGCCTGAAGATCTTCGCCTAACAAGCTTTGAGTCATGTTACGTTGAGGACAAAGATCCATTAGTAGTGTCGAATAATTAGCTGAGATTTCGTAAGCTAAATTAAATGACAGCGTACTTTTCCCGATGCCGCCACGAAAATTGCTAACGGCATAAGTGTTAAACTTCTTCGAGCGCGGCTCAACAGGCTCACCATTTTGTATACGTCCAGCTTTTTCGATAATTGCGTCTATGGCTTCCATAAATAGCTTCCTCGTTTGTCTATCAGGGCGGCTAGTCGACACCTTGTCTATCACATAGATTGGTCGACATTTTGTCTATGATGCACGTTGATCGACAATTTGTCTATCATTAGTTTTGATAGACACTTTACCAGAAGGATATATTTCTGAACCAATACGTCTTCTGAACGCCCTTAAAATCCCATAGCCATCTACTATTAAAACGTCGTACTGATTCTCACCCAAACGCCTCTTCCGGCCACTGTAGATAGCATCCCTGCTGTGACACTTCCTCATCCGCCTTGCGGGATAGCCTGTGCCTCTCGGGGCACTCCCCCTCTTCCGTGGCTGCTGTCTCCTTCACAAACCCCGGTGCTGGTCTGTCAGTTAAATGTTTCTTCCGGCCACTGGGCCTTAACCACCTTGCCGATGATGCGGATGCTGTGGTCGCAATCAATAATCCTGTAAGCAGGGTTTAGCGGAACCAGGTAGCTAACACCACTGTCCAGCTCGTACTTCTTGAAGGTCGCCTCTGAATCAGCATTTGCAGAAGCAACACAGAAATCTCCCGACTCTACCGGTTCAGCAGGATCAACCAGTATCAGCATCCCTTCAGGAAAGCTCGGGCGCACGCCCTGTGGTGCCGTCATTGAATGCCCCTTTACCTCAAGCCAGAACGCTTTATCGCTGGCCTTTTTAGTTGTGGCTACCCATGACTTAGCATCACTAGCTGTATAACTTCCAACCTCTGAGAATGGCCCAGCTTGGACGTATGCGAACAATGGATATTCATATTGTTTGAAAACTGAATCAGACTCATCACCAAACATGATCTTGGCTGGCGATACGCCAAGGGCAGAACCAAGGATTACCGCGTCGTCAGCACTTACCTTACGTGTGCCTAACTCATAATTCCCCAGACGAGACGGAGCCGCCCAACCGCAAAGTTTGGCTAGCTGTACCTGGCTAAGTCCTTTTGCTTCACGCAGGGACTTAATCCTTTCCCCGATTAATTCATGCATTGTTTTCATCCAATAAATTTACCACGGTTCGTGATTGCACTCCGTACACGAATTGAGGTTGACTGTTAATCACATTTTGTGTGTAATAGTGTTCTGTTTAACGCCAAGGAGAACGCAATGAACAACATTGCACAGCAGCGAAAGAAAATCGGAGTTTCGCAGGCTGTTCTTGCTTCGGCGATTGGTTGGGGGCAGTCACGCATTGCCAACTATGAGCTGAATATCCGTACCCCTGGACTCAACGATTGTCGACTGATTGTTGAAGGCCTAAAGAAGCTGGGATGCCATTGTTCTCTGGATGATGTTTTCCCACCTTCAAAAAGTAAAGCCGCATAAGTAACACCGCTCTTAAACATTCCGCGCTGAAGAAGCGCATCAATCAACGAAACAACAAACGTTCGTGGCAATAGCTACGGCTTTGTCACGTCTTATCAACAAACCAAAAACAACAAGGTAATTATTCAACATGGACACAGCAAAACACAGCAAAAGGATTCGTGAAGTGGAAAGCGAATTACGTTCCCGCCTGGTAACGATGGGGCAGACGAACTTCGCAAAGATGGCTGGCTGGGCTGATTCAAAAGTCAGCCGGTTAAACATTCACGATATGGCTGTGACGTTCGTTCTTCTGGAGAAAGTCTGGGAGACGAGCTTAATCAGGGAAGTGGCACGGCAGGCAGTAGAAGCAGTGCTTCCAGCAAAGAAAAAATCCCCGGTGGCAGCCGAGGATTCCAGTCAAATCACAATAACTTTTTAAACCAATTCAACGAGGTAATTATGACACAAAAGCATATTTCAGGGAACTACCTGAACCACAAAAACCTTGCCCGACTCGACTTTCTCATGAAGTGCAATCCGGCTATCGGGCCGAAATTGCGGGAGCTGTTTGAAGAGAACAAAGCGAAGGAGAAGGGCAAATGAGTGTCGTTAGTCGTTTATCCGATTACAGGCCTTCTACGGAGGCCGTGGAGCGTAAAGTGGCGAGCCTTGATGATGGATACATGCGCATCGCTACCAGCATCAGCAAGCTCAAACCAAAGCTCAAAATGGCAGGACGCGAACATCAGGTTTTCGATGCGGTTATCTACTGCACATTTGGCTGGAATAAGTCAGAGGATCGGGTAACAAATACCTATCTGGCGGAAGTGACCGACCTCGATGATTCTGATGTTGCGGCAGCCCTTAAAGTTCTGGCTGAGCGACGCATCATAAACCTCAGAAAATCAGGCGGTTTAAAGCTGGTAAGCGTTAACGTAAAGCTTGATGAATGGCAGCTTTTCAAGACAGTAAAAACTACCCCGAAAAAGTTGGGTGGTTCCGCCCAAAAAGTTGGGCAAAAAAGAGTTTCAGGTTGGGCGAAATCACCCGACACCCTAAACAGTCTTACCAAAGACAATAATAAAACCCCCCATACCCCCCAAGGGGGCGTTTCTGAGTCTGCTCAGGAATGTCTGGATTATTACAACGAACTGACTTCCAGTCGTTGCTCTGCAACAGCGCCTTTTGAAAAAGCGCTTACCACGGTCAAGGCTAAAGGCGTTTGCTTCAGCGTTGATGAGGTCAAGCTGGTAACGCGCTGGGCAGTATCGGTCTGGAAGCACAAGCCATCGACAAACAATCTATGTCGGATGACCCGGTTCGATGGTTACCTGTCAGACGCTCTGAAGTGGGAAGAGGGAGCAGATCGCAACCCGGTGCCATGTCCGCATGAGCAACTGGTCAGCCTCTGGAATAGCAAATTTCCTGAGAGAGCAGTTGAGCTTCATGAGTGGAACAAATCTCGCCCGGCTTATCAGGGGCTTGAGCGAATCTGGAACGGCAAGACCAATCAGGGCGCATGGCGTGAGGTTAAGCATATCGACACCATCTTCAAGCTGATCCGCAAATCCACGCTGGCAGACAGCCTTCAGGAAAAGTACTGGCTGACACTCGACTGGATACTCGACAACAAAAACTGGGCAAAGGTTTACGAGCAGGTGCGTCGTGAATACAAGGAATCACAGGGAGCAACAGCATGACTAAATTCGCAGACATGTATGTAGAACAAAGCGTTATCGGTTCCCTTCTGATAGCTACGCTGGTTGAAGATTTGCAGGATAGCGCAATGGATGCCATTGAGAACCTGCAGGAAGATGATTTCACCAGTGCGGCTCACCGGATTGCCATTCGTGGGATAAAGCGGCTTCATGCATCAGGCTCGAAAATAGACTTGCTGACATTGAGCGCTGACCTCGAGCAGACTGGAGAAATTGAGATTGCAGGCGGCTTTGGATACCTGGCGGAAGTATCAAAAAACACTCCGTCAGCACGTAACCTTCCGGCATATGTCAGCAAACTGAAAGAGCTTTCCCTCGGGCGCCGTGTTGCGTCAGCCCTGAATAATGGAATGGCAAAGCTGAATCAGCCTGGAGTGCAGCCACTGGCGGATATTATCGGCACCATTCAGTCAGAAATTGGCGCGATAGAGACGCAGCAGGATTCAGGAACACGGCACATCATGGACGGCATTAACATCTCGATTAATGAGATTGAGTCGATCATCAACGGTGACGTCTGGAAGCACCGCACACAGCTGGGGATGCAAACTATCGACGAAGCTTTCGGTGGCTTTAACAACACTGATTTCATCGTGGTTGGCGGCAGGCCTGGCATGGGTAAGACCATGTTCAGCACCACTGTTACAGAGTGCGTGGCTCTGCACAGCAAAAAGCCAGTTCTTTTCTTCAGCCTTGAAATGCCCATCGAGCAAATTTCGCAACGCATAGCCTATCATCGCGCCCGAATCAGCAAAGAGCAGCTTCTCAACGAAGAGAACAAAGCGGTTTGTGATGCAGCGTGGGGCAAGCTGAGTAACGCAATGTGTGAATTCCAGCAGGCGCCGATTCACATCAACGATAAAACAGCCCTGAGCGTTCATCAGATCCGTGCAGAGGCCCGGCGTATGCATAAGCAGACCGGCGGTCTCGGCGTGATTATCGTGGACTATCTGCAGAAGATGAAAATGACCAATCCGGAGAACATGAACCAGTCTGTCGGGGAGATCGCCACCGGCCTGAAGAACCTGGCTAAAGAACTTCGGTGCCCGGTAATTGCTCTGGCCCAGCTTAACCGAAACCTTGAGCAGCGAGCCAATAAACGGCCTGTGAATGCCGACCTGCGCGAATCAGGTGTAATCGAGCAGGAAGCAGATGTGATTTTCATGGTTTACAAGGACGAAAAATACAATCCGCAGACTGAAATGAAAGGCGTCACTGAAATTATTTGCACCAAGTCTCGCCACGTTCCGGGCGCGGAAAAGGCTTACTACTTCAGCAGTGCGTTGTCTGGCCTCGACCCACTGGATATTCGTCAACTTAAACGAGAAGGATATGAGCATGAGCTTGAATGCTAACCCAACAGATAAGCAGGCTTTAGAGAATGCCTATGAAGACCTACTGAAAGTTACGGCCATTCTTGCAGCAATGACTCCGCTCAAGGATGCAGAACAGGAGCATTCAAGGCAGAAAGCATTGAGGACGGCGGCTAACTCAGCGCTTCGTGCCGAGTGGCAGCTGAGGGGGTTCTGATGGACTACAGCAAGATGAGTGACCATGAAATTAACTACGCCGTTGGATTAATGAATCAAGTCCGAAATGGATACTACATAACCCCCAGAGATTACTGCAACTCTTGGGCTGATGCCGGGCCGATTATTGCCGCAAATAAAATCAGCATTGATTTCGACGCCGATGGGTACGAGCCGCCTCAAAATGCTTGGTGCAAGACTTCATCACCATGCGGGCAGGTGTATTACGGTGGGGAAAGAGAACCTCTCCGCGCTGCGATGATCGTCTACCTGATGATGCACGACAAAGGGGAAGAGTGATGAATAAGAGCAGAGAGCAGTTTGAGGCGTGGTGGGAAAAAGAGTGGTGTGGTGAATCGCCTATGGATGGTTGGACCAGTCTGCGTGAAAGCGACGGCTATATCGATGAGGATATCAATGCACAATGGGAGGCATGGCAGGCATCCCGCGCAGCTATTGAGATTGCTCTACCTGTACTGGAGCAGCAGGAATCACAATGCCAGAAGTGTGCCGGTACAGGGCTCGCAGACAGCGGCGGCACTCAGCCTTGGGGCGAGCCAATCTTAATCAAATGCGACTGCCAGCTTGAGCAGCAGGAGCAAAGCGATGGCTGGATTGAGTGGGGTGGTGGAAGTCAGCCTGTTGGCAACGGACGCATAGATTTGAAATTACGAGACGGTTTAGTCACGCGAGGAATGCCAGCAGAGTATTGCGAGTGGTCGCACGACAACCGTCATACAGACATCATCGCCTATCGAGTGGTTGAGCAGCAAGAGAAGGCGTCCGGCAAGCATCAGGAAGGGGAATGAGATGTGCAGATAGAAATGATAAAGAGCGCTGGCGGCGTCTTTGTCCCTGCGTTCGACCACGACTTGCCCCGCCTGGCAAAATTTAAAAATGGCGAACAGTACACCCTCGAAGCAAAGCTAACCCGTAACCCAGCATTCCATCGTAAAGCCTTCGCATTCTTCAATTTCTGTTTTCAGCATTGGTCAGCCGACAAAGCCGGTCTGGAGCACGTTGACGAAGCCACTCAGTTTGACCGGTTCCGCAAAGACCTGACCATTCTGGCTGGATTCTATGAGCAGACAGTCCGGCTAAATGGCGATATCAGGACAGAAGCGAAAAGTCTGGCTTATGCAAACATGGAGCCGGACGAGTTCGAGCGGTGCTATTCAGCACTGGTCAATGCTGCCATAAAGCACGTTTTCGCAGGCACGAAAGACCAGAACATCATCAACCAGCTTTATTCATTCTTCTGAAAAATACATGACCACATTCACCGATATAGGCGCAGCTATCGAAGAGGCTGTGTGGCTTGCTCACGTCTGTCAGAAACCTCACTGCGTATATCAGCGCAGCGCGGCAGAGATGGAAGTGGGCCCATATGACCCGACACGTTACCCCATGTACACGACAACCCAGCAGGGGGTCGTAAACACTGAATACAGGAGTGCAGCATGAAATATACCAAGCATTCACCTCAGCAGTGCAGCCGCGTTAAGCAACTACGCGAGCAGGGGAT